TAATGTTATTTATAATAATGAGTGTTTGGATATAGCTCCTATAACACGCCAGAAAGTTAAAACCAGATTATCAAGAAAAACAGAGGGATTTAAGAATTTTACCATTTCTGATTGTAATCCGGGTAATCCACAACATTATGTTTATAAGCGCTTTTATCAAAGAATGGATGAAAAAGGCAAGAAATTAGCAGATAATTTATTATTATTTCGTGAAACATTTATTCCGGAAGATAATATTGATAATATTTCAGAGGATTATATATCTCAGGTTTTGGACACAATGACGGGAAGCATGAAAGAACGCTTCAGACATGGACGATGGGCTAATGTAGAGGGAGCAGTTTATAAAAATATAAGAGAAGATCACATCATTGAATGTGATAAAGATTTTTTACATTATGATGATATATCAATAGGTATGGACTTTGGTTATTATACAGCGTATAATATTGTAGGCTTTAAAGATAATAAAGCGTTTGTTTTATATAATTTTAAACTTATAGATGGTATTACGACTGATATTATTGCAGATTTAAAAAAATGGAAATATCTTCCAAAATATATGATATATGCTGACCACGAACCAGATCGAATACAGGAAATATCATCCGCTGGATTTTTAATAAAACCAGCTTATAAAGAAGTAGACGCGGGGGATTCAACTTTAAATAGATTGGATTTATATTTTGATGTTGATTGTATGGACACTTTTAACTGTATGCTTAATATACGTCGTCCTATTGACAAAGATGGCAATTATATAGATGGTAAACATATAAAAGAAAACGACCACGAAGCGGATGCCTGCCGTTATGGAATTCACGGTTGGGTAGTCGATAATAATTTTACTACAGGAAAAAGGTCAAGTTTAATAATTGATTTTTTCAATTGACTATGATAAAATAAAAATAGTATCTTTTTTGATACGCATATAAATAATCATACATTTTACTTGACAATATGGAATAATCTGTTAGTATTATGGTAACAGTTTTTAGTTAATGTTATATTTTCTCTTTTCCAAAATGGCGGTATAGGGTCAATTCTTATACCGCTTAAATAATAAGGTTGTGGTCATGCCTTTTTTTGTTGGTAGAAAACAAATACAAAGCATGGTAGAGGGTGAGACCCAGTCTATCTTGAACATTCAAATCGAGAATATCCTCAAAACGATTTATTCTAAATATACTAATCAATACATAACTTATTCAGAACAAGTCAAGGCTATTTACGATGGCTATCAATCCAAAAAGGCTTATGGTTCTGCAATGATAGCGGATATTATTGACAAAAGAGTCAATCTTATCGTATCAGAGGGCTTATCAATTACCGCAAAAAAAAATCAGACACAAAATTTTATAAATTTTTTTATTGAAGAAAATAAACTTGATGGCTCTAATCTTATTGAGTTAGTGAACATTTCAGAAATGGAAGGGCGGGTATTAACTCATATATTCCCTTTTGTAAAAAAAGATAATTCTAAAACAGTAAAAACTAAAAACTATAGACATTATTTAAAAAAATATACGGTAAAAGCAATAAATGACGAACCTGATGCTATTGAAATGAAAGAAGAAGGCAAAGATAAGCCTACTATATTTAGAAAAGAAGAATTTGTATATACACACAATGGCATTGCTCTTGATTACGACCCTAATCCATGCGCAGCATCTGTATTGACCGAATGCGAATTTTGCGACCGGACTTTATACGATTTGCGTTTTAATAATCATCTTTTTGGTGTTACAACTCCAAATATAAAGACAAACGATGCTCAATTAGCAGATAAAGTCAGAAATGACATTGACGATACCAAATGGAAACCCGGGAAAACAATAATCGGACCGGAAATATCTTTTCCGCAACCTCCAAACGCTGGCGATAATGTAGCTAAAGAATTATCTTTATATTTGAAAAAGATATCTTCACGTACAGGTATACCGGTTCATTGGCTCGGATGGACAGATTTAATGTCTAATAGAGCAACAAGTTATGATTTGCGAGATTTTATTACAATGTCTATCCGAGATGAAAAAATAAGATCACGGGAATTTATACGAGATTTAATATTGAAATCTATGATAATGGCGGTCGAATATGGAGTTGAAGGGGCGATTTATGATGAAGATTTTACTGTTGATATTCCAGACGTGAGCATGGAAACAGTTAAGATGCTTAATGAGACATGGTTACCATTATATGATGCTAAACTAATAAGTAAGTTTGATATTCAAAATAAAATACCCGGAATAAATCCAATGAAGACAAATAAAGAAATTGAAAAAGATGAAAACGATAATATGGAAGAATATAGTAATGGTATTCGCAAACCAGAACATGATAAAAAAAATGAAGATATAAATAAAAAGCAGGAAGATGTAGCATGATTAAAAATATAAATGGCAAATATTGCGTAATTCATGGTCATGCTCAAAAATCTGGTAGTAAAATAGATAAACCTAAAGGCTCTGTTATAAAATGTTTTGATACTTTGGAAGAAGCGCGAAAAATGCACAGGGCTATTGTAATATCACAAAAAACACAATCTTTTCATAAATCGATTTTGTGTTTTAGAGATTTAAAATTAACTCAAAATGAGATATTAAATAAAATAGATAATAATGATATGCAGAGGATTAAACAAAATAATCCTCATCCATTTTTCAGGGCATATGATTTGGCAATGGAAGGCGAATTCTCACCAAAGGTTTTAGGTGAAGAAAATATAAAAAGTATTAAATGGACGCGTAAAGCAATACAGTCGATTAAAAATGTAGCATTAAAAGGGATTAAATTTTTCAAAGGTCATAATGAAGATAATTCTACTGATGATAGAGAGTCTTTTGGTGAAGTTGTCGCAAATTATGAAACTGAAACTGAAATTGATAATAAAACGCATCATATTATTATCGGCTATTTTCCTGATAAATCGCTCGTTGTTAATGACGATATTATCAGCATGGAAGCCGAATGGTCATTTTTTGATTATGCTGGAAAGTGGATTGCGGATAAACTTTCAAGTGTAACAGGTATAGCATTAGGGGCAACAAAAAACGGAGAGCAACCGGCTTTCTCGGGAGCGAGATTGCTTGGCGAAGTTCAGGCATTAGAGAAGGGGATTAAAATGTCAGATGAAAAAAAATTAAACTTTTACGACTTACAAAAAAGCGTTAAAGAAATGAATGTATTTCCACATCAAATATTTACTTTGGATCAATTAAAAGAAGATAGAGAATTTGGAAAGCATTTTATTGAATTTGAGACAAAAGAAAAGAAATTTGTTGAAGATATTAAAGTATTGGAGACAAGGGCTAAAACAGCGGAAGATAAAATTAAATCTATAGAGACAGATTATAATAAAACAACCGCTAAAACAAGAATGGATAATTATTTAAAGACAAACAATATTATTCTAACTCCAAAAGAAAAAAACTTTATTGACGTTGAGTTCAATGATTTATCTGATTTGACGGATGAGTCAATACAGAAATTTGTTCCCAAAGCAAGAGATAAATTTAAAACTCTTGCTCAACAGGGAATATTTGGAGAGATAAAAAAGGAAGAAATACAAGTTACTTCAGGTGGAGATAAAAAGATTGATTTAGAAAAACCTGAATTTAATGATTGTATTACACCAGATTAAAGGGGGTTAACATGGGTATTTACAAGGCTGGAGATTATCAAAGTGATTTTCTTCATACGTTTACAAGTGCTACTAAAAGAGGTGTTGTTACATTAATAAATAATGTTTTGGCATTTTTAAATATTGATGCTGCAGCAGGGGCGGAGGAAACGGTATTATTTCGTTGCAATGTCGCGCGCGCGGATAAGAAGATAGGCACGGGGGAAGATATTCTTCGTGGACAGAGATTATATATTGATTTTGCTGATATGTTAGTAAGTAAAACAAAAGGTGCAGGAATGTTATTTTTCGGTTGGGCGGAAGAAGATGTTGACGGGTCGGACGCATCTATTAAAATGTGTTTTGACGGCACTTTTCATACATTATATTAAGGGGTAAAACATGGGAATTGATTACATAAAACTTTGCGATAATATCTGGGGTGATATAAATAGCGAAACGCCAATTACTACACCTGAAAAATTATTGAAAGCAAGAGTCGCTATTCAGGCATTTTTAAAACAACCAAATACGCCTGAATTTAGAAAAAAATTACAGGCATATCAGAATAAAAAGATACAGGCGCTTGGTTATACAGTAAGTACCGATTTTGTCGATACTGCAAATCAGAGTTTTAACGCTTTTTTTGAACAAGCTGAATATGATATGGGTTGGGAGAATTATTTCAAGTTAGTTCCGGTATCCCCATATAAAAGATCATGGGAAATTCACACTGTTAAAAATGGTTTGGCTTTCAAAAAGTTAAAAGAAGGTGAGACCGTAGAAATATACGGCTTAAATTCTGATAAAGATATTATCAGTTGTGATAAGTACGGCGGAGCTATGGGTTGGTCAGATGAACTTATAAGATTTAGGGAAGTCGCGGCTATGGCAGATATAGCCGAAACATTCAGAAATCGATATCATGAAAATAAAGCATCCAATCATTATGTATTAATATATAATGCGGCTAAATTACATCCTATAGCTTATCAGGGCGCTGTAGCAGATGGAAGATTAAGAAGGGATATAGATACGCTTAATCAGGGTGTATATCAGCTTGGAAAGATAAACAAAGGTAAAGGTTATGCTGGTAATATGTCAAGACCAAATGTATTATTAACTGCCGATCCTATATTCATGGGAAGAATTGAAGCGGCAATAAGAGCAACAACTGCAAACATGGCTCCGGCATTAGCAGGAGGAACAGAGGTTAATTATCCTATTCAAAGACAATATACCTTTGATTCTAATTTTGAAGGCAAAATAATCATGGGTATTCCGGGAAATAAGAGCCAAAGAGCCGATATCTTAGCTCCTACGCAGTTTACAGATACAAATATTCTCAATTTAACTTATATTCAAGCCGTATACTCATATTACGGAGCCGGTATTGGTGATACTGAACAATTTGTCGAATTGAAATTTTCTTAAAGAGGTTATATGTTAGTAGTTGGTCAAAACTCTTGGGTTACAATAGCAGAGGCAGACACATATATATCTAATAAGATTAATTCAGGATCATGGTCAACTGTAGACAAGGCGAAGTATTTAATTACGGCGTTTTTTGCCATATTTACTTCGCCTGATCTCTCTATTTCAAAAAATGAAACTAATGAAAAAGTAAAATTGGCACAGATAGAACTTGCATTTTGGTATATTGATAATTATAATTCATGGATGAAAAGGCAATCTATCCAATCAATGGGTGTTACTTCATTTAGCGTGGATAGTATACACGAGAGTTATAATAATAAAGGATCATTACCTTTGTATATTCTTGATATGCTATCTGATTATAAGACTGGATCAACAATAGCTACTTTTGATAGGGATGTGGAATATTACAGATGAA